TTTGGGAACTGGTATTCTTACCTGTTTTCTTATCTTCCCATTTTGACTCTTGCCGCTATGTAACAAGCCACAAAGCCAAGACCTAAAACGCTAAGACTAAGGTTTGTATAGCAGTCCATTGTTTTCCTTTCCTTTCCGCGGGCTTGCTAACTTCGCCCGACATATACATTATACCTTAGCTTCGTAAGGAAAGATACTGGTATTCTTACCTGTTTTTGCGGGAACCTTAGCGATACCCCCTGGTTGTTAGCTAGTAGTGAACGCGGGCTTGCGTCTCCATCATCCGTCCCTCTCATCACGCGTCCATCAATTTTTGAATCAACAGTTTCACCCTATACCAGATAGTTCGCACGGCGTATAATACCTTGGCATTAAACGGATCCCAGCCAGGCTTGGCTAGACTCGCCAGGTTATCGCTTGCTACAGCTATAGAGCAGGTTGCTGAGTGATCCCGCAGGCTACACAGGCTTGGGTTGGTTATCCCGTTCCGACTACCTAGATAATCAGCTCAAGCCTCAAATAGTATATAGGGCTAGGAGATCAATGATGTGGATTGTTGGTGAATATATAGACAGGTATAAAGATACCGAACACGCAGCCTGGGCATTTTGCGGGGTGTTCGATACTGAGCAGGGAGCTTATGAGTTCGCAAAGTCTTTTCCGAAGCGTTTCATTGGCCCTGCTGAACTTAATAGTGAGGAATACTCCTTGCCAGTTGACCTGAACGACCAAGGCAGCTGGGCAGGGGCTTACTATCCATCGGAGCATCCTGAGAAGGTCTTTGCTACGGCCCAATAGTAGGGGTTATCCAATATGAGCGTCCGAATAATGTGCTTGGTGGCCGCCATTATTCTATGGCTGGCTATACCGATTTGTTTACTGCTCAGTTACTTTCGATTGGGCCCATTCGCCTGTGGGGTGAGAAAGGTGGTTATTCAAATGGGGAAATCAGCTGTTATTTCTGGAGTGTTCATTCTTTTGTTCGCGCTCTCAGCTATTCTTGGAGCTTCAGCACTGTGTTTGCATTACATTCCTGCTCTCAGCTCCATGATCCCTGGACTATCAATTCCGTTCTTTTCGGTTTCAGCTATATGCGCGGTTGCCGCATCTTTGCTAGTGGTGATTTTTAGATGATTAAAGCCATATTTCTCGACCGAGATGGTGTTCTCAATACGTTCACTCTGGGGACTTATGTGAATAAACCTGAAGACCTCCAGGTGTTCCCATTTGCTGGACCAGCCATTTCGATCTTTAATGACCTGGGCTACACTGTCTTCGTCATAACGAATCAATCTGGGATTGCCAAGGGTCATTTTGGCCTAGCAGCACTTTGTGATATCCATATCAAACTGACTCGAACTATCCAGGAGTCTGGTGGTGATATCAAACGCTTCTATACCTGTGTTCATAATCCTGGGGATAAGATGTGTAAGTGTAGGAAGCCACAGCCTGGAATGATTCTGGAAGCTGCCAGGACTTATGATATTGATTTATCAAAGTCTTATATGGTGGGTGATGCAGGTTCTGATATTGAAGCAGGTGTGAATGCTGGTTGCCGAACCGTCGCTGTCCTCTCAGGTCAATTGTCTGAAGAGCATGAGTGGCTGAACCTGCCAGTCCGTCCTGAGTTTATGTTCGCTGATGTATACCGCTTTGCTGCCCACCTCTTGAGTGAGCGAGATGAATCTGATATTAGCATTCCTGATACTACTCGCTCTAACTGAATCACTAATGCTGATTTCTCGTCATGTGATTGAGCCACTTTTCAACTTTTGGGCTGCACACTGGATTTATAAACAGTTTAGGATTGCTGTAATGAGACTATTGAAACAATTGCTATTATACTGTCTACGTTGGCAGATGTCTACACCATCCCTCTGGTTCGTGATCTACCTGATGGGTCCTGGTCTCAAAGCTACGATTGTAGCAAACTTCGTGGGAGCGTTGATATTCTTTTGGGTAGATAGAGTGATATTTGGTGTTCGATCTGTTCAAGAATGGGAGATCAAGAGAGTAGGTGTTTGCTATGACTGCGGTCACATTGGCCAGGTTAAGCGACTCCGATATGACCCTAGTGGTTATGATAGGAGAGAAGACCCTTCTCCGCAGTTTCGTTGTGAAGGGTGTAGCAAGATAAAACTTAGACTTCTTAACCTGAGAAGTCCTTAGCATATTATAGAAGATCGAGTGAAGTGCAAGAGGCACGCGGTAAGAGGAAGGGCTGCTGATTAGATACCAGTGGCCTTTTCTCTGCTTTTGGGCATCTTCTGGTATATAAGGGTCTATGGGACAAAGTTTAGTAGACAGGTTCTTCTCAAAGGTTGACATCAGAGGAGAAGATGAGTGTTGGGAGTGGCAAGCTGGGACTGATGAGGCTGGTTACGGTCGCTTCCGATATAATGGAGAGAAGAGATTAGCACACAGGGTGGCTTTTGAGTTCTTCTTTGGTCCTATTCCAGAAGGAATGGTTGTTCGCCATAAGGTTTGTGATAATCCTAGTTGCCAGAACCCTAGACACCTGGAGCTTGGTTCTCAGGGTGACAACGTAGATGACATGATTTCTAAGGGTAGACAGGCTAAAGGTGATAAGCACGGGAGAGCGATTCTGACTTCTGCTGAGGTTGACCAGATTAAGGTTATGGATAGAGAACTGGTTAACCACAAGGATATTGCAGACATCTTTGGAGTTAGCCAATCTCATGTGTGTAATATCCTACAGGAAAGATGTTGGGCTAGCGCATAATGGCGAATCACGATGCTGGTAACACCCTACAAAAAGCTATAGCAGAAGGTAGAGCGAAGCAATGCACAGCGATGTGTAAGGCTACAGGAGAGAGGTGCCAGAGAGTGGCGAGAGATGGTTTTGAAGTTTGCTCTGTCCACGGGGCTGGGACTGCTATCCGAGAGGCTGATGGAACTCGGAAGCCACCTGGTAGACCCTGTGAGCATGGTATGTATTCTGAGTCTCTTACTGAAGGTGAGCGCGACCTTTATGATGTAGCATTCGGCGACCTTACGTTGGTCCACGAAGCCGCCCTCAGTAAAGTGAAGCTTGCAATGTTCGTTCAGAAGATGGCTGATGAGCTTACAGCTGCTGCTGAGCAGGCAGATGATTCTGAAGAGGGCGAAGTGATGGTTGAAGTAGCTGGTCGCCGCCCTCGGAATAATGCCAAAGAGAAAGAATACTATTTCATACAGCTTCTACAGTCTGTTGTTAAAACTACCACTGCTGCTTACGATCAATTGAGAGACAAGAAGATCGTTGTGAACCTTCAGGGTGATGAAGCAGAGATTATGGAGAAGGTTCAAGAAGCTGTTACTAAGGAAATGTCCTTTATCAATGGGCAATTGTGCCCTGATTGTAGGCGAAGAATACTGGAGGCTATCCGTGAACGGCAACAAACAATCATCGAGTAAAACTGTAATACAGCGTGGTAGGCAAATGGGTAAGACTGAGCAGATGAGGCAAGAGATGGGCCAGCACCGCTGCTCTGGTGGCAGGATTGATGAGATCGGTTCCGCATTGAGACCTGGAGGGGTTGGTAGGCGGATTCGCCCTAAGATCGAGGGCTAACTACCCTAAAATAGCCCGTGAATTCACGCGAATGCAGGTCGTTCCAACCCTAAGACGACCTAGAATACCTCCCGTTTAGGAATCGAAAAGACCCTATGAGTTCAGATAAGCGTATAAGGACTTCAGACGAGAATATAGAGAAGCAAATGCAGGGAAGAGTCCTTGAGGACTTTGTTCGCTCATGCATGGTTATGGCAATTGATGGTGCAGATGACGCAGAGTTCTATGAAGTCCCTAATGCTGACTGGATAGCCAAATATACTCGCAAGGGCGCTTCTGCGTTTGGATATAAGAACAGAGACTTCCAGGTAGACATTTTGAATGATCCTGCCCATCATAAAGTTGTCATGAAGTCTGCTCAGATGGGTATTTCCGAGATCATGGCTCGTGATTGTATCTGCCGACTCTGTAAGAATGATAGGACAAAGGCTCTTTATACCCTCCCGACTGACTCTGATGTAGGAATCTTCTCTGATACTCGTGTTCGCCCAATCTTTGAAGACTCTCCTTATATAACGAGGTGGTCTGGTAAGGGGACTGATAACCTTGGTCGTAAGCAGGTAAAGAACTCCTTCCTCATCTTGAGAGGTTCCTGGGATGTTCGACTTGCTCAGATGATGGATATTGACTTTATCTACATCGACGAGTTTGATAGGCAGAAACCAGACATCATTGGTTCGCTCCGAGCGAGAATGGACGGTTCAGCTTACCGATATGAGACTGACTATTCAACTCCGACCGTAGAAGGTTATGGTATCCATCCGCTCTATCTTGATACAGACCAGAAGGAATGGTATGTAACTTGCCAGAGATGTGGTGAAGAGCAGTTTATAACTGAAGAACATATAATGTTCTATCAGGAAGATGAAGAGCATCTTGAACCATATTTCGGTTGTCTTCGCTGTAAGAATAAATTGAACAGATTTGTCGGTCAGTGGAAACCTACTGCTAAGGGGAAACCGAACATGTCTGGGTATCACATTTCCCAGGCAATGTCCCCGATGATCTCTGCCGCTGATATTATCCACAAAAAGGAAACTTCCCAGTTAGAAGCTGACTATTATAACTATACTTGGGGTCTTCCATATCGGGGAACAGCTGAAGGCTCGATGGAATCTATTGATTATGGTTCTTTAGTTGGAGACTTTGGTCTTGACCCTGATTCTAGGACTGGTGGAAAAGCAATAATGTCTATTGACTGGGGGCTTCCTTGGTCTTGGGCAGAGATTCGACGGATAAATGAAGATAGTCCCGATGGTGATATCGTCTGGATAGAGTGTTTCAAGTCTACCAATCCTGATGATCACCCTGATAGAATGATAGACCTAGCCCGACAGTCTGAGGCTTGTATGGTAATGGCTGATATTGGCTATTCAGATTCTCGTGGCTATCGACTCAAGCAAGCTCTCGGTGATATATTCTGGGAGGTAGCTTCTAACTCTACTGGTGTTGTAGAACCAAGATTTAACTTGAAGAACCACCATGTTGTTTGCTTCAAGGAGAGAATCCTCAAGCGCCACTTTGTTCTGCTGAAGAATAAGAGGATATATCTTCCACAAGATAGTGAGAAGATCAAATTTGGT